ACTTGTGCTGTTGTGACGGGGAAAACACCTATAATGTTAGGACTGTTCATGATATTTTCTATATCCATTTCATCAATACTTGATCCGAATTGTCCATTATCCGTTTGGACTTGCTGTTCTTTACTTACTGTGAGAGTGTGTAGGAGAGATGTATTTTCATCATTTAGAGAACCTTGTCCAGGTTGCCACTTGACAGCTGTTATGGGAGCATCACTTGGTGATTGCTTGGGCATTCTTCTTGTGATATTCGACACTATATTTCTTAAAGAATTCATTTGCATTCTTGGTACGGGAACTCTATGTTCTATGGCTGGTCTGAACTGATGCAACTGATATTCTATACGTTCTTTCTCTAGAACTAACATTTCTCTCGTCGTGAATTGCGTCATGAAAGTTGGATATTCAACGCGCAATGTGTCTTCTGGACAAAATATTTGTATCTTAATTTTAACAGCATCTGTTGAGATGGGTGTGATTAAAGAAATCCTAAATGTTCCTAAGCTACCTGTTGTTGTAGGCAGGCTTCTTGCTAAGAAAGCATCGACCCAAGGAATGATTATATCAACTTCCTCTCCTGCTGCAACTGGAGTATCATGACGCAATGCTTGTGATTGTTGTAGCAAACTACTTTGTCTTAATGTACCTAATGGTGGAATATATCCAAACATGATACCTCCCGTTCCTGTTCGTGCAGAGGTTACATTTGCTCTAACAACCATATTGGTTCTCAAAGCTGCGAATTTTGCCAGCTTTGCTCTCACATTTGGTTGATTTAAATAATTTGTTAAAGGATCTAATGTATAAACTATATCTCCGGATAACCCTCCTGTGGGTATTACTACATCTGTTATTTCATATGGTCGGCATAAAATGTCTTTTACCGTATGATCTCTTATTTCTTCAAATTGGAAGAAATTCGGTTCTGCTAAATTTTCTTGTTTTGGAACTGTTTCTTGTTTAAATGATGTTTCTTGATCGTAAGTTACAATTTGCTGCTCTGATGTCGCAGCTGACATACTTTCATTTGTGTACTGTTGTGCTGACCGTTGATTTATCTCAAGACGCGGCCAAAGGTCGTGAGAAGATGTGAGCTTGTTAACGTCTTGCTCTAGATGAATATCCTGACGTAGCCGATGATCAAAAATTACATTAAAATCATCCGAAAAATAAAAAAGATTGTCACCACAAAGTGTTATTGAACGCAAATCTTCTTGCGAAAAATCACACTCAGGGGGCAAAACTAAGTTATGTCTCTGTGCTGAAGTGAGAATTCTGCCTCTATATTTTTCAAACAATGATTGCGGGTGGAGACTTAACTCTCGAATGGCCACTCGCATGTTGACTATGGTTTGTGCTCGTTTTTGTTCTCGTTGTTCCGGGGAAACCTTATCCCAATTTAGACACTCTAAAATAGAAGGTAATTCTAAGGGTGCAATCCAACCATGCCTAGTATCATAACTAAATGTTCTTTTAAGTATAGATATTTCCGCAAGTGTCTTGTATTCTAATTCCTTCCCATCTTTCGCATCATTGGTATAAGTATGGCCAAAGGTCTTCATCATTTCTGTTATCTCGCTAGGATTAACTAGTCTACGTAAAGCCGGTGAAAATGCTAAAATATTGTCGTCTCCATATGTAACTACTCTAAGATGTTGTGTCAAATCCGCAAAAATTTCGTAAGATTCTTGTGTTCCTTTGCTCTTAACTATTTTTGAAATAACTAATACTAGAAGTGTTGTATTATACATTGTGTTCACCGTGGTGGTTGCAGGATTTCCTGAAGGTTGACCTGCTGCTATATGAGCTACAGCATTTCCGAATATCTGCCTTGAGTCTGTAATTTCGAGCCACAATGCCTCAGCTATTTTGTCATTCCTACCATAAAATGATTCTATCATATGGAAAATCTCCCACAACAAACATGTCATTAGTGTTCCATCAAAATTTTTAAAATCACCTGCTATAAAACCTTTATCTTTTGAATGTGAAACTTCTGTTAAATATTTGACCAAAACATTAACATCTGAACTTAGCATATTTATTCCTATTAATGAAGTATTTAAAATTCGTTTTTCCATTAGTGCTGCAAAAAAATCAATATATTTCTCTCTGAAAATTACGGTGTATTGCAACGGTCCTGCTGCAAAGATACGTGCTAGTCTTTTATCTATCTTCTTTAATTCATCTTTCATTGTTACGGAAAAATAAATTTCTGGTCTCTTATTTTCCAATATTGAATTTTTAATATCATCAATCAAGGCTACCAGTCTCGGATGATCATAGATAAAATTCTCTCCTTCTCCCAAGAATTCAGTTTTACCTGGTTTCTTTGTTTCAAAAGAAAGTGGATAACCTGCACTTGATGATCTATTAATGGGTAATATATATTGATTATCTAATTCTCCTCTTATAGCAACTTCTCTTGATTTTTCGCTTATAGGGCGATGTGGAGTAAAATAATATTTCATATAGGATCTACATAATCTAGTATCACTCTCATCTAAAACATAATTTGGATTTAGATATTTTCTAATCGCTGTTACAGCTCCATGTTCTTCATTCTTGGTGTATTTGAGTTTCGCGGGAGCCTTCCCTGTTTCGAATATTTCATTATGGCATATTGTCTTACGCAGCTTGGTGTCACTAGGCATATACAATGGTCGTGTTATTGTATCTATAATGGGAAAGTCATTAGGTAAAATTGTAATTATCTTCCCTGGTGCATACCTCATTTGGCAAATAGGTTCTATGGCTTCAATCATCTCTAAAGTTATTAATTGACCAAATGCATCATCAGAGAAGCAGAATCCTGCCATATGGATGCCAATTATTTTTCCTGGATGATTCGATGAATTTGAAATCAAGACACTTCCACAAGAGCCTGGTATTGTTTGGGCTTCATATGAAACTGTTTTCCAAGTGAAAAGCATTTCGCCATTAGGGTCTGATGCTTGTAGAGGTTCTTCATTGATTTTCTTAATTACTATTCTTTGCTTCTCTGCTGTCAAAAGCCATTGTGCATTCTTCGCAATCGTATCAATGCCATCAATCTTCTGAAATTCTATTGATTCAACTACAGAAAGTAGAGTTACATTCTGATGCAATAACTTTACCATCTCTTTCATTGGTATAAAATTTGATAGTCCCGGACTTTGTTGCAACACGTTGATATGACTCTTAACGTACTGAGGGAAATTAATTACAATCAGGTCATAATACAAACTTTCTTGCTCATCTTCATGGGCGAACGAAATTACTGACACATCTTTTGTTGGAATTCTAAAATAAGTTTTGTAAGCATTGCATAACGTTATAGTTGCAGTACTATATTGTTCATCAGACACTGAAAGAAAATGTCTGTTCGTGATTAAACTGCGTGCATTTAAAAAGAAACCTCTCAATACTCCATATTTATAAACACCTGCATCTTTATACTCTAATATTAATACATACATATTCTGTAAGAGCATTTTCTCTGTATGATAAGCTTGTGGACATGCTATCTCTGTATGGCTAGTGTTTACATACTCTTTAATATCTAATTTTTCTAAAGTGGGAACTGTATCAATAGTAAATAGAGGAACAGCTTTTATAACTTTATCTGATGGTTGTTTTTCTTTGGCTTTGACGGATTTAGGGCCATCATTGTATTTTTGGGTATCACCCTTCTCTTCGTCAGTCTCTTTGCTCTCTCCATTTGTTTCTATAGATTTGACCATATTATTCAACTTGTCCATAAATGTTTCTTTCATCTTTTCAACTTGTTCTTTCAACGTTCCCTCTTGGGTTTTATTCATAGTTCTTTTCTTTTTTTGAGTTCTAGGTTTCCACACTCTAGTATAAAGTTTATATGCTGCAAATGCCGCTACTAAAAAAGATACTGAAGCTAATATAATCAAGCGCCTTCTCTCTTCTTCTTTCTTCTTTCCGAATAAAAATCTATTCATTTTGTCTGACCATGTAACTGGCAAGTAAGCGAAAATATAGGCAGCGAAGAATGTTTGTATAACTCCGTTTGACTTAACTTTTTGTTCCTTTGCAAAAGCTCCTATCTTATATAGGCTTGAACTCAAACCCATCTGAACTTGTGGCGCTTCATGTATATCCGCCTTCACTCTATGCCTGTTCTCATTCACAATCTCTATTTCATCTGTATCATCTATCATAATTGTAGTATGGATTGGTGGTGGTCGTATTACATTTCTAAATCTCCTTATAGTTTCTTTAACACGACTAGGACGCTCAATGTTTTGATAATTATCAGCTACATACGCGGGTGCTTCCTCATTTTCTGCCATTGACTCAAATGTTTTCTGTGCTCTTCTTTTGAAAACCATAGAATCACACACATATCTTTTATGCACGTCTCTAAGCTCATTCCTAATCAAAGATATCACCTGATCATAAGAATAGCTTATTCCGCCACTCCAAAATTCATAAATATGCTCGTTTATCTCATTCTTTTTAATTTTAGACATATCAACAACTCTTGAATTCTTAACTAATTTGGAAAACTCATCTTTTAACTTCATTTCAAATGAAAAATCAATACGTCTATGGTACGCTTCTGGACATTGTAGATAAGAAAGATCTGGAACTGCTGCGTTATCCGTTGCTATTATTAATGCTGATTTAAATAAGGCTTGAGATTTTTGCTCTATTTCTGCTACTGGAAGAGAATGATCGTGCTCATTATTCAAGTGAATAATTGCTTGAGGAAAGGGAATGCCATGTTTAATATGATTTGCATCTACCTGGTTTGCATCATCACAAACATAAATTTTTGCTCTTGATGAAACGAAATTTTGTTCGTATTGCAATCCTACTGGTCTATAATAAACGTATTGATCATATGATGCTATTTCTTCAGCTATTTGTTCTTTGGATAAGCCTTCCAACTCTAATATAACGGGAATTGTATCAGCTGACATAACTGGGATAATTCGTGATTTTCCAATACCTGGTTTTCCATGTATCTGGACTACAACTGGTTTCTTTCTCCTGCCACAACCTGCTGCTGGGGATCGTTGAGCATAATTATAAATAGAATTGGCATAGGCTCTTAAGGTTAAAAATTTCTGGTAGAAAGGTGATTTACTATCAATCGCATCAGCTATATTAATGACTTCTTGTCTCATATAACACACATCTGTGAAAGCTTTTTCGTCCGTCGATAACTTCAACACACCTTCTTTTGAATTGTATTCTCTAATTTTCTTCTCAATATTCTCTAATGATTTTGGAATCAAATCATCTAAATCTTCAACTCCCCTTACATAATCGCATATCTTTTTAACAACTCCTTCCAACATTTCTACTCCTCTCGAAGCTAATGGCAAATCTTTGCATGAATTTACCAGTACTTCAACTGTTGATGCTTTGGGATTATTCCTATATAAAATTGTTAAAACTAATGTTACTATTATGGATATTGTGGAAGCTGAAGAAAAACTTTCCACTTTCGGGTGTTTCACATCATCAAGGAAACCAAAATGTTTTACTAAATGAAATAAAAGACTAGCAAAAACTGCGCACGACATGGCTTTAATATTTAAAGATCTTCTTAGACAATCACAGGCATTCCATTTTACTAGCATGTCTGGATTTGTAAAAATTAAATATACACTATTTGCAATGGAAGACCAATCATAAATTTTTTGTACATCTTCTGTAAAACACGATTTTAAACTATCAAACATGTCTTGTATATCACCAAATCTTACATCTACAGGCAACTTCCATTGCAAATCTGCTATATCATCGCTCATAATTTTTGTTTGTAGTTGAGCAATTAACTTCTCTGTCTTTTTCTTTTCCTGTTTCCGTTGAGTAGAATAAATCTTCTGTAGTTGCACGTAACGCTCATAATCTTTACGTTTTCTCGCTATCTCATCAAGCCCTTTGTTCTGAAGAATAATAGACCGCTGCGAATTATCGTGCTTATGAGACTTATTATCTCTCTTAGTGTTTTCTTTAACTGAACTTTGTAACTTGGGGGGGAAAATTCTTGATAATTTCATACTAATTCTACCTAAGCAGCCAAAATAATAGCTGGACAATAATTTTTCCAATAAATTCTTACAGGTATCGATCTTTGCCAATTTTTTGTTTTTCCCATATCCTGTTGCATAAACTCTTTCATCACGTATCTGTACTGATGCTTGACCAGTGCCAGCTGTGACCATATCGAAGATTACAGTTATTTTTCTGTTTTCCAAACTATCAAGCTCGTATAACAAGCTCACATAATCAATCTCTTCTGTTGGTACACCTATACAAAATGAAAATTGTTTTCTAATCATGGCTTGAACTTGTTCTTCAGTCCAATGACGAACCTCTCCATCATCTACATAGGCATCTCCCACTTGGTGGATATTTCCATTTAGTGCATGGATTAATTTATTTCGATGTTTTGCCAGCTCATTGATAACTCTCGCACTGTTTTCGCTAAAGGCAATTTCTTCATCCAATCTCTCTATAAATGGATGCGGATTATACGGATCATCGCTCTTAATTCTTCTGAGAAGAAATCTTCGTTGTTGAACAATCACTTGTTCTACAACAAATGTGTCTTTATAAGACAACTCCGCCATTTCGTAAACCATCTTCCATCCTTCTTCTTCATCAAATGAAACCTTCACGGCTGTTTTGGTTATTTGCTTTGAAGCTTTAATCACATTTCGATCATATTTCTCTTTTTCTCTCTTCACACGTAAATCGTGTGACATTAAACCCCTAAATGGGGCTCCAACAAAATGGAAGTGTGAAACACGTGTTTCTGCGCATTCATGTACCACCGTCTCACATCCACGTGATAAAATATTTAATTGTTGCTCAAACGTAAGTGACATTTTGAATTCTTTTATTTTCTTTTTTATTTTTTATGCTTTCAAAAATTCGTATTAGTTATTTTCGATTGGTGTCTGCATTAAGTAAGTGAAAGTTTTAAAAGACAAGGCTTTGATGATGTTCCTGGGGCCTTGACATCAAACCCAGAGGAACGCCAGACGACGCTACGGCTTACGGGTTCCAATCCGTTGTATTCGATGTTTAATTGGGGAACCAGGACAGTATACAAAACTGACCCATTAATCCTAAATATTTTTGGTTTTTAAGTACGCCCACATAATATACTCTCATGGTTTTGCACCTTATCATCATGCAAAATGGATATAGACACCAGTTTCACTGGGTGGTTTAAACCATACTCATTCATCTGACCTTTTACTTTATTAAATTTCAGACAGTCAGTGAGATCTATTCCAGCGCCCGGCATATGTTAAATATATGGATAGGCAACACTTTCTTCAAACTATTTGATAGGAGCCTTTGCTTTTTCCATAATCACATATACAATTGACGGCATCTTAGAGCGGGTAACCATTATTGCGACTCAGGTCCCTATTAACTTTTGCGCCCTAAACTGATTGAGTTGTTATATTATAGATTCAGTATTAACTTAACGTACATCTTTGGGTTATTCTTTATTCACCACAAGGTGAATTACATCTCAGCATTTCCCAGGTGCTTCAACGTTTACAAATCCAAAACAATTTCAAATTTAGAACTTTACTTTAAAAGGGAAGGATTGGTTTATTATTTCTATTGCATGTTACATAAAAGCTTTCCTCTCACTGATAAAGTTGTGTGTGAGATTGGAACTAAAACTAAACTAGCATATTTTCCATTTTCCTTTTCAAAGTCAAGAATCGTACTCACAACATAGACAAAAATCCTAAACTAAGTTCGGGTAATATAAAATCTGAATTGTGAATCGCATGTGTCAAAATTGGTATTATTGTTTATCGTATTTAAGCCAGAAATTCTGGAATTGGCAAGCTCGGCAGCCTCCCTTAGAGTTAAAGCTCTATGGGGCCCAATTTCACAGTTTTACACCATGTGAGGGTGTCAAAAGAGGAGTGATGTTTTAACATCAC